AGGGGTTACACTTACTTTAGTCGCAAATATCTCATCTGCACTAACATAGGAAGCACTTTGAAACAAATCAAAACCTGGCAAATTACTATGCCGAGGAATCATGAGGAATATATCATATTCAACCCATATTTCCCCCTGTATAGGATTTGCATCGCTTGCACCAGAAGTACAAATATATGTAGTTACTGGATTAGATAAGCGTTGCTCACCTGAGGCCAAATCGACAAAATAAGCTTCATAGGAACACAACCTTTTATAAGGTAATGTACTACAAGCTTCCTGCCAAGGAGGCGTACGTACAGAGTCTTTGAAGGACAAAGCCTGTTGTTTTGTCGTTGGTGGACTAGACTGAGGGTCATAGTCCGGAACGATCATTACACTACCAACTGCCGCAGTCGAAGATTGCGTAACATAATGGTAGTCTAATTTATTGAAGCAATATTTCTCAAAGGAATTTGCAACTGAAGAAAGCCAAGGAAAGTTAGCTGGCAAAGATGGATTTCCCAGGTACGTTTGTACTATTTGGAAATCTAAATCACCTATAGCCGATATATCCGCCAAGTATTCTCTATTAACGATTCTTATTGCTCCATCTGGACCATTAAGTATCGTGGGACCTGCAATTGAATCAACCGATCCAATAGCAACAGGAACTTCTGATCTATAAGACATGGCAGGGTTTAAACCCATACCACTTCTTTGTCGATACTGAAATCCTAGGTTCCCTTCGAAATTACCTATCGGAGAATTGGCAACGGTGAATCCACCAGTAAACTGGCGGCCTCTTGCCCTCTTTCTCGCTCGTTTTCTTCTATTTCGCAACGTTTTAGTCGTTGCCAACTGGGAAGATTTGTTCTGGCTGACTTGACCCATCGCAGCACGTCGGTTATTTTTCACGATTATTTATAATATATATAAGGAAATCAACCTTATATATATAAGTGATTAACGTCCCTCCGGACGGTGAATCCTAACCAAGTGCTAGTTTATAGGTTACCATAACTAGGTGAGAATGGCAAATCGTCATCCTCATCACTAGTATATGGAGAAAGTACCCTATCATC